ATATTTTCAGGAACTTTTGTTGAATGGCAATATAACCAAATCGTTCGTGTCTAAGACATATGAATATGTACCCGTAATTACTCAACCTTTAGAAGAAGAGTCTGAGGACTTACCTAAGGTCTCATATGANCAGCGATGGGTAGCTATATTCCNNTATGGTGATATGAAGTATTCTATCACTCAGGCGCAGGCAGAGGAGGAATATCAGTACATGTTATCTGTCTGTGATGAATTAGAGAAGGAAACGATAACAAGTAACTACCAGGAGGTTTTATCATGCCTACAGTAACTAATAGAAACAGTTTAGAATTAATGCAAATCTTTAATACTCCTATCATGACGTATGTAGACCAAGATGGTTATTATTCCAAGATGAAATGGATACCTCGTTTTGTGGCATGTAGAGCGTTAACTTCAACTGCTGCAGTAGCTACTCCGTCTGGGACAGTAGGCGACTGGTTTCATCCAAGGCTTATCCGGAGTACATGGGTGCTTGATACGGATTATGAAATAGTAGGACTATCACAGAGATTGACGTCGGGAACGCTAACACCCGGCAAGTGGTATAAGATAGTTAATTATGTTTCAGATGATGACTTCACAAACGTTGGTGCTCCTCGAAATGCAACTGGCCAGTGGTTTTGTGCAACAGGGACGACCCCTACTACGTGGACTAACGGTTCTACATTGGAAAGTGAATATATGGGTGGCTTCTGGGTTGATATGTATCTGTGTTCCTCTCCGGATGCGACAGCTACCTCAGCAGGTAGTGTGTGCAATGGTACTGCTGGCAAGAGAGCTTATGTTTCAGCACCAATGAGGGTCCCAAGAGTAAACCAGAGTATTTCGCATTTTAGACAGTACCTCAAATCTCGTTTTGATTACGGTGGTTTTATAGAATGGGGACAGGATAGTTCTTATACTGGTTGGGCAGGAAAAGGTGGTCTTATAACTGACGCCCATTGGTTCGATTTGTGGATTTGGACAAGAATAAACAGGTGGCTATTGAGGGGCAACACAAATGGTTCTAATGCAAGTAACCACATTCCACAATGGCATTTAGACCCGAACGATATTGTATAATAGATATTACTCTGTCTTCAGCATATGGAGCAAGTTTAACTGGTTGTGGCAACCCATTCTGGGATATACCTATTTCTGATTTCTGCGGCAACCGATCTGAGTTTACAGATAGCTTGCGGCTTTATGATGGTGGCATTTATACCGCAGGCAAAACGGTAAATCCTTTTACAAATCCAACTGATGGTTATACTCATGCGAGTTTCATTAATACGGGACTTTCGATATCTGGTGTTACAAGCGGACAGTCTATCGCATCATATCGAACCGAAGCTGTAATCAAATTGCATGGTATAGCGGCAAGCACAACAACGGCTGGTCAGGGCGGCTTTGACGGCCAAGGGTGGTATCATAATACCTCAGGCGAAAGGATACCCGCCCGTGGTGGTAATTACGGTATCGCTATTATGGCCATAGGTATGTTGTATTTTACCGTCATACCATCGGCCGTCGATGCGGGCTTCGGCGCTCGTGCAGTCCTTGTGCCGTAATGGAGGTTTCCTATGGAACAGATTATAAGTAAACCATATATAGCTTTTGATTATGAAAGTATTACGGTAGGTGCTACTGCTGTTGGTTTAACTTCTTCTAAGTTCAGTTCTTATGCTGCTTATGATTTGAAGGCTTTTATAACACTTGAGAGCGCTGAAATTAGATGGAGGATGGATGGCTCTGACCCTACAAGTACAGAGGGCCATGCTCTTGAGACTGGCCAGAGTTTAACTTTGGAGGGTTATCAAAATTTGAGTCAATTTAAGGCTATTAGGACTGGAACATCAAGTGGAACGATTAGAGTAACTTATTTGATTTCGAGATAAAAAAGGTTACCTATGTTTTATGTTTTTTCGATTTTAGTAACTGCTGTTAATTGGACAGATTACATATTAACCCAAAAATTACTGTCCTTAAGCGGTTATCAGGAGTCAAATCCAATCCTAAGAAAATTAAATATGTTCTGGGTTAAGCTGGTTATAAACGTTTTTTTAATTGTAATAACCTACTTAACCCATTGGCTTTTTCTTGTTATTCCTACAATTATTTTACTTTTTGCTTGTGTCTGGAATGGGATATTGCTATACAAACACTATAGGAGGTAAAAATGGCTTTTATCATCAAAGATTATAAGAAAAAGCAAATTAATCAGAGGTTTATCGATGATGTTGGACAGAGGATGTCTGACATACGAAGTCATTACGATGCGATTGTAGAAAAGTCCAGACAGCAGAAAAGGGAATTTGAGGAACGGTTAAAGGAAAGCGGTTTGCATGGTGTTAAGAGTTTTGAGGTAAAAAGTCCTGAAGAATTTTCAGGAATAGAAGCCACAATGAACATGCTTGGAGACCATAAGGAAGCCAGCCATAAAGTTAATGATTTATTGAAAAATGTTAAACCACTAACAGCTATAGATTTAGAGGGTAACATTAAGAAGGTGTGATATGCCGTTACCACACAATTTTGCTTCTCTTAATTTAACTGCATATTCTAAAGACAGCCAGGGTAATTATCTTATCCCTGCTTCTGCTCTTGATGATAACTTTGCTTATCTATTATCCCGTACATGGATAAGTAATAGTGCTCCTACTGATACCGACAAATACTGTTTCTGGTTAGATACTTCCGCTACTCCTAATGTACTGAAAATCTGGAATGGTACTGGATGGACGGCAATATCTACAGCTTTAACCGTTAGGAAGAATTCTGGTTCTGATATTGGTAGCAGACCAAGAATAAATTTCATCGAAGGAAATTTTATAACATTTACCATTTCTGATGATGCCGTTGATAATGAAATAGATATTACTTGCACTGCTTCAGCTTATCCTAACTTTGTTTCTTTTTCTCCACTTGTCTTTGGTGATGGTTCNTTAGGTGATGTTACTATCTCTTCNAATACNACCTTATCTGCTGGAACGAATGGGATAAAAGTCCTTCAGTATAACAATCTCACTGTAAATTCCGGTGTTTATCTTGAAGGCAATTCTGCTGATAAAGTATTGGTTATTCTCGTAAAGAATACATTAACGATAAATGGCACAATAAGAATGGATGGCCGTGGCGGGGCTGGCGGTGCTGGCAATTCTTCCGGTGGTGTTGGTGGCGGCGCTGGTGCCTTTGGCGGCGGTGGCGCATCTGGGACTGGCGCAGCCGGTGGCGGTGGCGGCGGAGGCGGAGGCGCTGCTGGCGCTGATGGTACCTCCAGTGGTGGTGGTCTCGGTGGTGGGACTCCTCCATATTGGAATACAGGTGGATGGTCTAAAGGTAAAGGCGGAGATGGTGTTGGTGCTGCTACAGGAGGAAACGGTTTTAATTATATGGGTAATTTATTGGTTCCTATTCATTTTGAGATAGCAAGATACTTATACGGAGGCGGAGGAGGCGGAGGAGCACAGGCTGGCGTTAATGGCGGTAATGGTGGAGGAGTTATTTGGATTGAAGCAAAAAATATAGTCTGGGGCTCAAGTGGTTTGATTTCATGTAATGGTACGAATGGAGGTGCCAGTACCGTCTCTGGTGGTGGAGGTGCTGGAGGATTTATTCAAATAGTTTATGAAAGCAAGACAGGCACTTCTAATTTTCAAGTTAAAGGTGGCCTTGGTGGTAGGAGCTCGTATTATGGTGGTGATGGTGCCGATGGTTTAGCCGTAGAATTTAAGATTATTCCATAGGGGATAAATGGCTAAGAAGAAGAAAGAAAATGAAAAAGTAAGGAAAATATCTTATTCAGACCAGGAATTGAGTCAGATTAAGAATGACTGCCTTTCTGGTCTTGAAGAGAGAAGAGTGCTTTATGATAGCTATGGTGAGAAAGTACTAAGGAACAATTTAAAAAATCCTCTCTTCAAGCATCTTGAGGATATTACTTCTCTTATCTATTTTCCTGATAACATAATCTTCGATATTATCCCGCAGATAGAAAAAGAGAAAATTACGAAAGATAAGACTACTCTTTTAGAAAAACTAAAAACGGAGATATATGAAGATTTTATTTCTGCTGCACTTGATATTCATCTTTATGATATTTTCTTCTGGGCTCTTGTCTATGGCTCTTACTTCTGCAAATTCTTTATAACTGCAAATAACGAGATAAAAATAAAGAAAGTATCGCCGTATGATATATGTGTTCTCTATGAGGATTATCAATCGCTTGATAAAAATCAGGTAATTCTTCATGTGACAAGGATACCTAAGCATATAGCAATGCAGAGGTATGGTGCAGATGCTCTAATTGAAATGCCAGAAGTATCGGCTCCTATCAGGCCTGAGTCAAGGTTTATGTCATTAGTTTATTCTCAAACAAAAGGGAAAGTACCTGCCCAGGATGATTTATGGGCTATAGACAGAGATTTGCCGCCGATACCAAAAGCGGCAGGTAGGTACGTTGAGCTATATGAGATGTGGCTGTGGGATGAAGCAATTGATGATTACTTGATGGTACAGTTTATTGGGAATAAAATTATTAAATCTAATAATCCGTTTATTCCGAAAGAACAGCCTATTATTGGCTTTATAGCTAATCCATTAGAGAATTACTTCTTTGGCCTTTCTGAAATCCATTTTCTCTATCCTATTCAGGATAGGCTAAAGGACCAGATAGAAAAAATCAATTTTAATGAGAAAATGCTTAGTGAACCCCCAATGCTTGTAAGTGGTTTAACAGGCTCAATTGAGGCTCAAGAGATAAGAGAGAAACTAAACAAGCCCAGAGAAGTAATAGAGATTATTGACCCTACGGCGAAGATAGATTTCTATATTCCCAAGATAACAATGGATGTGCTTTATAAATCCCTGGAATACTGGGAGAATTCATTTAAGGAAATGAGTGGTATAATGGGTATATTAGGTGGGCGTCCTATGCCTAATGTCAGGTCAGGGTCATACGCTTCTATTCTTGCCCAGTTTGCTTCGGCTCCGTTAAAGAAAAAGGCATTAAGAGCGGAGTACTTCATCGAAACTATGATGACTCTGTTTGCATCTATCAAAACTAAGATATTTGAAAAGTATGCTTTGATTTCAGGATTGCCATTTAGGGTAGATGTTTATGCGCATACTTCATCTCCGATTGTAGCAACGTATTATCAAGACATGCTAATAGGTTTGGCAGAAGCTGGTCTTATACCAGCAGAGATTTTAATTGATGTATTGTCATTGCCGAAAAAAGATGATATAAAAGAGTATCTAAGACTTAAGAAGTTAGCAGGGTTGCAAAATGCGGCCGAGAAGAGCAAGGAAGAAACCGAAATGGCGTAGGAGATGGGTATCGCCCGTGAAGAGAATAAAAAGCAGGTCAAGGGGACGTGAGCGTTAACTTTTATCAAAAAATAAAGGAGATTTAAAAATGGCACGGAAGAAAAGAGTAGCGCGCCGGACGCGCAAAGCCAAAAGGGCTTAACTAAAGGAATTAGTTAACGTACATGACCTTTGACCTGCTTAATTAAAAAGAAAGGAGAATAACTATGCCCGAGTTTGGAAGATATGTAATGTTTTCACCTAAATCAGTAAGTGGTGCTTATACCATGAGCAGGGATGATAATTGTATCCTACATACTACTGGAGGTAGCAATGCGGCAGTGACCTTGCCTAAGGCCTCTACTGTAAGAGGAAAGGTGATTTATATTCAGAAGGTAGATAGCGGAGCAGGATATACAGTAGTTACTGCTGTATCTGGAGATACCATTGATGGAGCTTCTACGGTTAACATTACTTCCCAGTATGGTAAGAAGCTGCTTATATCGAATGGCTCTTCGTGGTCAACAATTGTATAGGAGGTGGGAAATGCCTGATATATTAGAACAATTAGGAGTGAACGTACCGCCTCCTCCGGTAGGAGGGTTAGGAGCACAGCCGGGTAAGCCTCCTATGGCAGAGATGTCTGCTCCTGCTGATTTAGGAGGTATAAGAAGTTTAGCGGATACTTTGATAGTCGGAGCCTTAGAATTACTTACCCAGGCTTTGTCTTTAGAAGGTAGTGCTTCGGATAGAGGTGATACGATTATTAGAGCAATTGGTTCACTAAGGAAGATTGTACCGCCGGAGAAGGTAAAAGAGGCACAGGCTAACATTGCCCAGTTTCTTGGTGGGATAGCGCAGGGGGCACAGCAAGGAATGCCTCCTGTAGGAGGTCCAGCAGGAGCACCTGGTGCACCGCCGGCTGGTATGCCTCCGGGAGCTCCCCCTGGGATACCTGAGGTATAATGGATTATGGTTCTATACCGCAACCTTTTAGTGTGAAAAGGAGAGAAAAATGGATTATCACTTCCTTGGTGGTATCGTTGTAGCGGTNATAGGATTTGTAACAGGTCATCTTATCCTTTATGGGATAAAGGGAAATAAGAANGTNGGGGAAGAAGCCTTCATCATTTTTGTTGATGAAACNAGAAGAAACTTCCAAAGAATTGATGAAAGGCTTACTTCTATTGAAGAAGCAATAAGGAAGATGGGATAATGCCTGAACCACANAGAAAACAGGGTGAGCCAGAAGATAGTTACCGTAGCCGTTTGATAAGGCATTATATCAATCGTGGTTATCCACGAGACCAAGCGGCTGCTATTGCGTATAGTAGGACACGTAAAAAGAGAAGGAGTAAGAGGTCAACGAGGAGGTAATATGATTTCTCTATTAGGAGCGTTACTTGGATTTTTAAGTAGTCTTGCGCCAACAGTGCTTAAGCTATACCAGGATAAGCAAGATAAGCAACATGAGCTAAAGTTACTTGAACTGCAGATGCAGGCGCAGGCACAGCTTCACACAGAGAAGATGGAGGAAATTGGTGCGCAGGCAGATATTGAAGAGAGCAAAGCCCTTTATGAATTTTCTAAACCTGAGAAATCCGGATGGCTTCCTGCTGATGTTATTATTGCTTTGGCTACTTCTCTTGTGAGACCTATAATCACGTATTCGTTTTTTGCTCTTTATGCTTGGGTAAAAGTTGTTATGATAATTGATAAAGCCCAGATATGGACGGATTTTGATGCGGCGATATTCTCAACAGTAATTGCTTTTTGGTTTGGTGCAAGGTCAGCGCAGAAGGCCTTTAAGAAATGGCAGTAAGACATGTTACAGAA